GGTGAATTGTAATCTACGGTTGTATTTCCGTTAACATCTGTCCATACAATTGCGTAGCAATCGCCATAAACAAGTGCACGACGGTGAATTTCGTCTGCATCAATCTGCAAATCATTCATTTCCCAAATATCTTTAATTGTTTGGTTTGCCTCTTCTGTATTTGCTGTTATGTTAGCAATTTCTAGACGATTTAGAACTGAATCTACTACAGTTCTAGCAAAGTTAAATCTAAAATTATTTTTGATGCCTCCTAATACACGAAGCCAACGATTATCAGAGAAAACCTCTAAATTGGTACCTTCGTAGTATTCTTCAGCAACTAAATACGTATTTCTTCTATCTACTATTGTATCAATAGCCTTTTTAATGTCAGACATGTTGTCTCCTCAAATAATTTATTTGTTTTGTTTCTAGTTTTACTGCTTTGTTATCTAAGAAATACAAGATGCCAGAAACAACGGAATCAAGTACATCCTCATGCGATACCTTTGGAAAGGACCACATCTGTTCTTCCAATACTGGAAAGTGTGCAGTGTGTCGCACTTTTCCTTGTTGGTAGAAATTTAAAGCCTTGCCAGCACGAATCTGCTTTGAAAGACTTTGTGATTTGGATCTATATTTTGCAGGGACGGCCTTGAAAACATCTTTCCAAAGGTCGCCACCTTGGTTAACTTCAACATAAAGTACACCAACATCAAATTTGTCTACAAGATAAGCAACTCTATCTGCTATCTCTGATGGAGACATCTTGACTTGTTCAGCATGGCGTATATAGATATTGGCTTTACCTAAACTATCTACGCCTCTAGACAATACAGATATACCTGTATAGTCAGAGATTTTATTTTTTGTTACGGCTGGGTCGATTGAGATAATTGTGTTGCCGTAATCTTGTAATTCTTCAATAACAATATCTTCATTAGTCCAAAATGTTCCATCAGTATTGATTGGACGGTTCATATAGTTTTTGGCAAAGTCTCTTAGGTGTCTTTGTGACTCAAGCCACTCCAAAGGCCATTTCTCAGGCCATACGGAACGCTCTGAGCCATCGTCATTAGGCATGATGGCTGGATAGTAATGCACGGTCACATTCTGGTCTTTAATCCAAGATAACTCAGGATCATCGTAGCCTTCGCCATATTTTCTAAATTGATCCATAACAGAATTAGGCATAGTGGTGGTTCCCACAAAAATCATACTAGCATAGATATTCATAGGAGCAATATCGTCAAAGACGGTGTTTTTCTGTTGGCCTGCCTGATATTCAGAGTAGTTCTTTTCGCCTTTTTCAATATCGTCAAGAATAATTAGGTCTGGACGCTGGCCAAAGACCTTTTTTCCTAAAGAGTTAGTGTCAATACCGTTAGCGTCAAAGATAAAATCGTTGCTCTGAATAATACGCCAAGAATTTGATGCCATGGCACGACCTGAAGAAGAAACAATTTTAGGCTTGCAAAGTTCTGGATAATCCTCAATAAGATATTCATTTGACTCCAATTCGTTTTTAAAGGTCATAAGGTGGGTTTCGGCCTGGGATGCAGCATCTGAGAAAGCGGCAATAAACTTAACATGTCCATGAGCAGCAGCCCACATAGGCAGAATAAGGAAAATCCAAGTAGATTTGCCACATTCTCTTGGAGCAATGAAAGCATCACGATTTTCTTTAGGGTTTTGTGGCTTATGTATCCAAGACTTGCCATACTCTGCTAAATCAGTATGAAATTCAGATAGGGTTATCTCTCCATGAGGATTCATCAGGTGATGAGGCAAATATGTCAAAGCAAAAAGCAATGGATCATACTTGGTTAACTCTCTACGCCCTTCAGAAAAGGACAAAAGTTCCAATGGAATACTATCTAAAATATCAGTTGCTAACATTTACCCCTTCTTTGCTAAAATTTCGTAGATATTGTCTACTCGTTCTTCAATCTTTTCTAGTTTCTTGCTATTAATCTCAACTTTGTCTTTGATGCTAGAGCCACTATTAGGCTTGAGTTCTGCTAAGGTTTTGATCATATATCTCATCATTCCAAAGAATCCTCCTGTTATACCTAAAATTATTACTCCTATTGCTGATATTGCTTCTGCTGACATTATAAGACCATCCCAGATTTGGTTTTATTGGAAATATTTTTCTCAGACAGCAAAATTTGCAAACAAAAAAACTTTTTCCCAGCGGGTACCCCTATCATGTCAAACCTCACTTGTCAAACCTTCTTTTATCAAACCTTTGTTTTTCATAGCCTCATTACGAGCCTTTGCTTCATTCAATAGATCTATAATGGCCAAGTCTTGTCCATCCTTTTGTCTATTCTCATTGATAACAGTAGACTTACCTTCTATAAGGTTTATTGTTTGTATTGCTTTATGGACAGCATTGGCCAATTTGTTTAAACCATCGCTATCAAGAGCATCTTGCATTAGGGCTTCTACACATCTATCTAATACTGCTTGGGCTGCTATTAGTTTTTCTTTATCAGAATAGAATACTCTTAAGTCCCCTGCCATTTTTGCCAGCGTATCAATTGTCGGCATATCGATATTTCGCTCTACAAACCACTTCTTTGCAGTATGATAAGACTTTGGATATTGGAGATATCTAAGTGTTGGACCAATACCCATTTCTTTTGCTGTCTCTATAAATTCTGTTATTTGTTCTTCAGTAAATGTTCTATATCCCACGATATCCTCCAAATAAGGTTTGGATATTTGACTTTACGGCGCATCTTTGATAGAATTCCCACCAATATAAAACCATCATCTCAAATATCATCCATCTTCTCCAATAAACCTTCAATCATGCTTATCAGATTATCATCTAAACCTATGTCTAATGTCATTTCAGTTGTATTTTGACTATCAAAGAATGTAAGGACAAACTTAAGGTTTCCTTCTCTATACTCTACTTCTCCTGCATATGGGAATAGGGTCATATCTTCTTTATTCCGTCCAATTTTGACCTAGTTTGTACATCATTGCAATTGTATCACACAAATAAGGTCAGAGAGAAGAAACTGGGAGCAAAAACTCTCTGACCCTAAGTTGTGAGTAGACCTGCTGCTGTTAAAGGAAACAGGTAATACTAGTATATCACAAACCTCTTTGTTTTGCCTGTGCTTTCTTAGTAATAACTAACCAGCAAGGCTTGCAATAACTCATGTGACCATCTGCAGCACTTCTATAAATACCAAATTGAGATATTGGCTTCTTGGTCTTACATTTAGCACAAATCTTAGCATCACGAATGATTGTTGGACCATTCTCAATTCTGTCTCGTCTTCTTTGTTCATTCATAGTGTTTTCACAATGCTTACAGTAGTACTGGAATCCTCTTTTTACCGTGGAAGATCTGTGAAATTCAGACTCTGGCTTTGATTCCTTGCATTTTGGACATCTATACTCCATATTCACTCATCCAATCTTGATTAGCATGTGTCTTAAGTCTGTGACAATTTGCACATAATGTTTGTATGTTTTCTGGAGCATGATTTGCTTTATTACCATCAATGTGATCTATATCTAATTGAACCCTGTGCAATGCCACAAAACCACAATGTTCACAATATGTCTTTTTAGTCCTTTGGCCTTGTTTGTGACAAGTTGAACATAAAAGTCTATAGGTTCTTTCTCCAGCAATATTATAATTTAAATGTGCCTGCAAATTATCACAACCATCTACAATACACATGCCTCTTACCGTTGTATCTCTTTTAGCCATTATTTTCTCCTTTTGTTTCAGTGTCTAGTATGCTTTGAATTACCTCATGTGTAAAGCCTATAACTTCTGCTGGATTATTGCATGCCAAGCAATTCCAATCACTATCTGTTAACTTTACTTCATTACAGTCTTTACAATATACAATCTCATATTCTTTATGCATTTCTACTCCTTTATATAATATGATCGCAAGCGATCAAGATAGCCAATCAGAGAGAGTTGAATGATTCCATCCTTCTCTTGATTCCTTTTGATTAGTCAATATGTTTATCTTTACTTTATCTTTATTTATCTTTAGTGTATCGGATTTGACTATTGATTCGTCAGATGTGATACCTGGATTAGTCATATCTGGTACCTGGACGGTATAGCGACTATTCTTGAACTGGTTATTCTCATGTTTTTTCTTTACTATTTTAAGCCAGCCCAAACCCTCTAATTCCTTTAATATTTTGACTAGAGTATTGCGACTACCAATACCACTATCCTTCATTAATTGGGACTGATTTGGGAATGCTTGAACTCCCCTGCTTGCAAGGGCGTAGAGAACTGCTTTGTGATAACCTGTAGGCAGCGTCCTGCTATCTCTGATAGCCACGATAATGTTTAGATCCATATTAACCTCTTTCTAGGTGATATAAGTATAACACTTATTCAGGATATTGTCAAATGAATAGGGTTAGGGCCCTCCAGGAAGAAAGAGATTAAAACCTGGAGAGCCCTTTATCAATCACGGAGGTGCTTGATAGTATTAATCATAGCAGATATTGGCCATATTGTCAAATATTACTCTAAAGATTCTCCAGTTTCTTCATCAATTTCGCCCTCATCGTACTCTTCTTGCTGCATTAATACCTCTACTGCATAATCGTAGGTTGCTTCCATTATCTGATTTCCAGCCTCAACGATCTCACCCATAAAATCCATATATGCACCAATATCTACTGACTGCCATCCTTGAGTAGGAGGCGCAGTTGCTGCTGATTCAAATTCTGGCACCACATAACTTTCAAACACAGCAGATTGGCCTTCGTTTGCAACCATGCCTTCCATTGTTCCAAGTGCTTCTTGCAAGCCTTCTTCAATAATTTCATCAACATTAGCAACATCTTGCATAATGTTTAATAAATCAAATAGACCCATTAAATGGTTCCTTGAAACTTAACAGCCCTTAATCTATAACTTTCAATAGTACTAAAAGCATTAAGTACTGGTTCAAGGTTACTAATTTGCCAAATAGTATCATCAAGAATAAGATTGCCGTTTGAATCTTTTATGTTTGCAATCAAAGAGCCAACTGCAACTGGTTGATCCGTTCTTATGGTCATTCTTCCTGTTTTGTCAATACCTGCGGTTAATGCAATATTGCCAACAAAATAATATTTGAGCGTTGATGTATCGCCAACAGTTTCCCTTACATATTTATAAAAGTCACCAGTATATTTATGTCTTATGTATGCTAACGGCTTCATCAAATGGTTGTCCAATCTGGGTATGCAACTGATGAAACAATCTTGCCAGTGTAAACTGAACGAGAACGCATAAACGATAGTCTGCTGCACATCATTACAGCCATTGGCGCAATAAAAGGAGAAGTTGTGTCTCCATTTTTAAATGTTGTATATGCATCATTTTGACCAGTAGTTGATACTGACATTTGCTCAAATACAATATCCTCATTGTTAAGCATATAGGCAGACTGATAAGCAGTTGCTCTTTTTAGTATTTCTAGGTCTGCAGTATCTGTGATATCAGCCTCAAACTTACCAACATATGCTTCAATAGCGTACTGTGCTCTTTGAACCAAATCAGACTTAACTATCTTGCCTGTAATTGTCTTTACTTCTGTTGTAGTAGTAAACATTTTTTCTCCTTTCCCTATTCCGCCAGCCATAGCAGACCTAAATAAGTCATGCTAAGCACTGGAATTTCCTGTGTTGGATATATTTCTTCTGCTTCAGTTGGGTATAGATCTGATTGATAATCTACATTGCC